TCCGACCCCCCGTGTTGACTATGAAGGTTTTCTGGGATACTACACGGGGCGCAAACTCGCGCGTTACAGACAGGCAGTCGAAAGCCTCAAAATCCTCGAGGTCGAGAGACAAGACGCGATTATTGATCTCTTTGTCAAGGCGGAGAAGATCAACTTTACCACCAAGAAGGACCCACCTCCCCGGGTAATCCAACCCCGGAATCCGCGTTACAACGTTGAGGTTGGGAGGTTCATTAAACCAGTAGAGCATCGAATTTATGGTGCAATTGACTCAATATTTGGGGCCAGAGTCGTGGCTAAAGGGAAGAACGCTATTGAGAGAGCAGCGATGTTGAGGGAAGCCTGGGAGAAGTTTAACGATCCTGTGGCTGTGTTCCTTGATGTTAGTCGGTTCGATCAATGTGTGAATCAGAAGGCACTTGAGTACGAGCATGGATTTTATCTCTGGATCGCACAAAATCACCCCTTATTACAGACTCTCCTAGCATGGCAGGTAGATAACGTCGGTTACTGTCGGTGTGAGGATGGAAAGATTAAGTATAAGGTTAAGGGCTGTAGAATGTCAGGAGACATGAACACAGCTCTTGGAAATGTGATTTTGATGTGCGCTCTAATGTATGCTTACTTACAGGAGTTTGTGCCTGATGCTGCCCTTGTCGACGATGGCGACGACTGTGTGGTCATCTTGGAGAGAGGACAATACCACAAGCTGATTGACACTTGTGGTCCCTGGTTCTTGGATCGAGGCTTCGTCATGAAATATGAAGGCATGACTGATATCTTTGAAAAGATTGAGTTCTGCCAAACGCAACCGGTATTTGACGGAGAAAAGTGGGTTATGTGTCGAGACCCGCGCATTTGCATTGACAAAGATCTTGTGAGCGTCACGCCGAGACTGGACGAGAAGTCGTGGAGGAAACATTGCTCTGCGGTTGCTCTGTGTGGTCTAGCGCTTGCAGGAAACTTGCCTGTGTACTGTGCGTTCTACTCGATGCTTGATCAAGGTGAGAAGGTGGAGAGAGCGTTGGAGACAGGAATGGACTACCTCGCCCTTGGCATGGAGGGATCTCGTCGACCCGTGCACGAGGAGGCCAGAATGTCTTTTTACCGCGCTTTTGACATCATCCCCGACGATCAGACTGCCCTCGAGACGTTCTATGATGGGATGCCAGTCCACTTTGGTGGATGCCCTAGGGATTACAACGAAGAGATATCAAAGATTAGTCCCCATTTGGAATTATTGTTGAGCAATTGAATTAGTGCATGTTTGTCGAAT